GCGTGACATCGCGCAGAGCATGGACATCGATCCTGCTGACGTTATCAAGTCTGAGGAACAGCTAATTGCCGAACAACAAGCGCTATTACAGCAACAGCAAATGCTCGCCGCGTCAGGCGCGGGCGGTCAAGGTGTTAGCCCTGACGGAGGAATGGCCCCTCCTGATGGAGTTGCTGGCGGAGCGATTGGCTGACGCTCAGACCAAATTAGAGTCTGCGGATAAAAACAATTTTAGGTTCGAGCAAGGTCGGGTAGCCGAGCTACGCGAAATGCTTGAGCTAGAACAAGCCGCTGAAGCGGTAATCGATGCGGAGCGGTCGTTGAGAGCACGGCCCCCAAGCATCGACTGACGGACACCCCTAACAGGAACCGGAAGATGAGAGTAGATCCAGCAAAACTTGAAGCGGAAGCACAGGAGTTAATCGCCCAGATCAAAGGTGAAGTTCCGGCCCCTCAAGAAGAGGAAACGCCAGAGGAAGTTCAGCCGGAGGTTGAGGCACAGGCACCCGAAGAGCCAACGGAAACTGCCGAAGAACCTGTGGAGGCTCCCGTCGAAGACGAGCGCGGCGAATTGTCCGAGACGGAGTTAGCCCTGAAAAAGGCTGACGAACGCTACAAGAATGCACAAAGGAAGATGACTCAGGCAACAACTGAGGCTAAAGAACTGCGACGTATGCACGAGCAGACAATGGCTGAGTTGAACAACCTGAAGCGTCAGCTTGCGGAGAAAGACGTCGATCTAGAGAAGCTGAAGCAGGTCAGGGAAGAGTACCCAGACCTTGCGGCACCAATTCTGGACGCGATGGAAAGGACGCAAGCACAAGTTGCCGAGACCAATGCGGAGATTGAACAACTCCGGCAGGTGAGAGATCAAGAGGTTCAAGCCCAAGCGCAAGAACAACACATGGCTCTCATTAGGGAAGCTCACCCAGATCTGGACGACATCGTTCAATCGGGAGACTGGGCTGACTGGCTGGAGGTACAGAACGACGAGATGCAACGCTACGCTGAGCGCGGAAACGTGCCAGAAGTTGTTTATCTGTTGAACAAGTTCAAGAGCGACATTGGTTTCCGTCAACCGACGCCGCAAGAGCGGGCACTGGAAAAGGCGAAAGCGGCGGCAGAGCCAAAGCTCCCTAAATCCAGAAAGCCCGATACTGGTGCCGGACAAAAGGTCTGGTCTGCGGTGGACATCAAGCGGATGTCGCTTCAAGACTTTGAGGCGAACCAAGACGCACTGATGGACGCATGGAGGCAAGGTCAAATCCGGCGTTAATACAACTCTTGCATAGAGGTATTTAACGATGGCTATTGGTGCATCTGGCTCTGGAGCGGCGTTTACTTACGCGGCCAATCAGGGCGGCTTCATCCCAGAAGTCTTTTCAAAACTGTTGCAGGCGAAGTTCTACAAGACTTCTGTACTTCCTGCTATTTCTAACACTGACTACGAAGGCGAGATCTCTGGTCAGGGCGACAAGGTTCACATCCGAACCGTGCCCGCAGTAACTGTTGCCGACTACACTGGTACTGTCAGCTATGCTGATTTGACCACCAGCACGGTCGAGTTGCTGATCGATCAGGCCAAGTCGTATGCGTTCAAGATCGACGACGTTCTGTCTGCGCAGGGCGACATCGATATGCTGGCAGAGGCTTCTAAGGACGCCGCTGAAGCTATGCGTATCGCGGTCGAGACTGACGTTCTGGCTAACGTCGTAACTGGCGCAACCACTATTGGTTCTCAGACTACGATTACGGCAAACAACATCCTTACCAACATCCTTGACATTGCTAAGGATCTGGACGAGTTGAACATCCCTGAAGAGGGCCGCTTCATCGTTCTGCCTCCCAGCATGATCTCTCTGCTCAAGCAGAGCGAACTGCGTCAAGCGTACTTGACTGGGGACTCAACCTCGCCTCTCCGTAACGGTCAGGTGGGTCAGGTAGACCGCTTCACGGTTTTCCAGAGCAACATGCTCTACACCCCAGCGGCTGGTGCTGATGCTACTTACACCCACGTTCTCGCGGGTCACCCGAAGGCAATCACGTTCGCCTCTCAGTTCACCAACACTGAGACCGTTCGTCTTGAGAGCACCTTTGGCGACGGCGTTCGTGGTCTGAAAGTTTATGGCCGCAAGGTCGTAACTCCAGACTGCCTCGCTGTAGGTAAGTGGAAAGTCTAAGGACTGAGTTGGGGGAGGTCTTCCTCCCCCTTTTCACTTTAAGGAGAGGAAAGTGGAACAAGAGAAGACAGAGAAGGACGATCTGTACATCGAGGCCAAAGAAGAGTTCAACGTCACGCTGGATAGGCGAGCGACGTTAGCAGACCTTCAAGACCAAGTTGACAGGCTCCGCAAGAATGGAAAACAACCGGAGAAGGTTTTGCCCGCAAGGATTCCGAAGAAACTTCGCAACGTCGTAACTGGAAACATCTTCGATTACGACCCGATCTTTGCAAAGAACCCCGATCTGGAAGTCATAGAATGGGAGGTGGCGGATGGCCACGACTAAGGTAGCAACCTTAATAGATACAGCGGGGATCATCCTTCAGGACACGTCCCAAGTTCGCTTTCCTCAAGCGGAGTTGATGACGTTTCTTAACGATGCTCAGCGAGAGATCGTTCTACACAGGCCCGATGCAAGGACAGTAAACGGGAACATGACGTGTGTTGCTGGTAGCAAGCAGTCTATTCCAGCCACTGGCCTTCGCCTAATCGATGTCGTTCGTAACGACGCTGGCCGAGCAATTACTCAGATTGATCGAAAAATCTTAGACGAGACCCTGCCTGACTGGCACAACACTGCGGCGGACGCTACGAAGAAAATCGAACATTTTGTTTACGATCCAGCGGACCCCAAGAATTTTTACGTTTATCCAAACGCTACTGTCTCCATGGATATCGAGATCATCTACAGCACAGCGCCAGCAGACATTACTTACTCTGCTACGGCGGTGATTACGCTGGACGACATCTACTCCAACGCGATTCTAGATTACATGCTGTACCGCGCATATCAGAAGGATAGCGAGTACGCAGGTAACGCTGAGCGCTCGATGATGCACTACCAGTCATTCGCTAACGCCTTGGGCATCAAGTCCAGAGCAGATGCCGCGATTGATCCGATGCCTAACAACCCTGATCGCAATGCGCAGAGGATGTAATAGTGAAGTATCTGGATATCGCAGAGTACGTCCGAACGGAAGCTCACGGCGCTCCTGACTTTGTAATAGAAAGGGCGATCCGAGAGTCTGCTATTGAGTTTTGCGTCAAGACGGACGCTTATCGTCTTGAGCCTGAGACTGTCCAGATCATTGCCGGAATTGATGAGTATGACCTCACGATTCCAAACGGAACAGAGCTAAACCATATCATCGACATCTATCGGAACAGAGAGACGTTGCGCCCTGTTTCATACTCCCGACTGCTTGAGGTGCAAGGCGACGGCACTCAAAAGGCCAAGCCGAGGTACTACGCGCAGAGGGACAACACTGTCTTTTATGTGGCCCCAGTTCCGAGCGAAACAGAATCCTTGAAGGTTCTGTATTCGGTAAAGCCGAACTCTACGTCTACGTCTATCCCAGACACGATTGGAAAGGAGTATCGCGAGCCTATTGTTCACGGCGCGATATATCGCCTTCAGATGATGTCTGACCAGCCTTGGTCAAACATGGGCGCGGCTCAGTCCAACAAGGGTCTGTGTGATCAAAGGACCGCGCAGATTGTGCGCGAAGTTAGATATGGATATGGCGGCGGAGCCTTAACAGTTAAGTCGAGGGCGTTTATCTAATGGCGTATTCAGAGACTATCAATCTCGTTGTTGGGGACACGCTTCCCGAGCTAACCATCACACTAAAAGACAGCAACAGAGCGGCCATTGGTGCCACTTTAGACGAGGCTGACAGTAGCACATGGCGACCGATCAACCTGACTGGATCGACTGTGCGCCTAAGAATCCGACAGCTTGGCTCGACCACGGTCAAGTCCACTCTTACCTGCACGGTTACTGAGCCAACCGACGGCAAGGTGACGACCGACTTTCCGTCAGGAACTCTTGATACCGCAGGAATTTTTGAGGGTGAAGTCGAGATAACAAATTCTTCTGGCGGAATACAAACCGTCAATGACCTTATCAAGTTCAAGGTCCGAGACGATTTTGACTGATGATTAAGCTATTTCTCTCATACCAGCTACCTCGGGCCAGCATCACTACGGATATAGTGAAGCTCCGTTTTTCTGTTGAGTATGAGAACACAAAGCTTGTAGACGTCGCACTGGATCCATCCACCCTGAATAGATATTTCAGGGACGATGCGGTGTCTATGCTGGAAAGCTTAGCGCTAGTATTTGGCAAGTCAATTTCTGACTCATATTCCTTGTCGGAGGAGAATTCATTTTCTCTGCAAAAGCCAGCAACAGACGGCATTTCCGTTTCAGAGAGCTTTGCTAAAGAGGTTGACTACCAAAGATCATTTGCTGATCAAGCATCGGTCACGGAGGTTTCTTCGTTTTCTTTTGATATGGCCGAGTCAGATCAGGTTTCCACCTCTGACGCCCAAGCATTGTCAGTAGAAAAACCGCAATCAGATGCCCTTTCGATCTCAGAGGATCTAAATACTCAGTTTGGCAAGGGTCTTACAGAGTCTATACCTGTTGCCGAATCATTGTCCTATTCGTTTTCTACCAGTTTTTCTGAGTCAGCGTCTGTTCAAGACTCGCCTGCAATAGGAACGTCCATACCCCAAAGCGAGAGCATATCCGTCTCTGAGGTTTATGAGCCTGACTATGGAAAGGGCTTATCTGAAACCTTAACGATGTCAGAGTCCCTGTCTCGCGTTGTTCAGTTCAGCAGAACATTTTCTGACGCATTTGTTTTAGATGACTTGGCTCAAGTTGGTGACTTTGCAAAACAAGCTGTCCTAGACAAAGACAACGTCGCAACTCTTTCAGAAGACCTCGCTTACGCGGCTTCCAAAGCAGTTTCAGACACTCTCGCCATGCAGGAGGCTCATGCAATAGCGCTTAGTCGGGCTTTGCAAGAATCCTTTGGCGCATCAGATTCCCTGACCAACAGTTCAGGGTTAAGTAAGGACGACAGCTTCACAGTTGGAGATGCCGTCTCAATCACGTTTGTCGCTGGTAGAGGCGAAAGCGTAATTAACGAGAACGTGTTCAATGCGTTCGCCTTTAACGAGTAGGAGAAATACTCATGTTGAAAGAAAAGCTGAAGCTTACAGGTAAGCTTTCTATCGCAATCAACAATGAGGTTGTCAAAGAAGTGGATAACC